GATACAATTTATTAGGAAAGCTATGATTACAAATACAGGAAAAGACATACTTGCTCGCTACTTGGTAGGACATACCTCTTCGTATGCCTCTCATATTGCCGTAGGCTGTGGGCCAAAACCATTGAATTTTCTAGATTCGCCCTCAGATTATGCATCTGAATATGTTGATAAAAATACTCTAGACTTTGAAATGTTTCGTGTGCCCATTTCATCAAGAGGTTTTACTGAAGAAAACGGAAATTCATATGTTGTGTTTACTGCCGAGCTTCCTACACAAGAAAGATATGAGATCTCAGAACTGGGTGTATATTCAGCAGGATCAAATCCATCAGCTGGAGCAACAGACAGTAGATTGTTGTACGCATTTTCTCAAGAAGAAAACTGGGAGTATCATTCAAATATCGCAGCTACAGAAATTCCAACAGTAAACAGCAGACTTGATGAGCCAGGAACAAATCTAATCACTACACCAGGCGATGTTGGCGCGTTTCAGGCAAATTCAGATAATGTTCTTTTCACGTATCAGGATAGAGTTGACAGATTAGAAATTCCAAGATTTTTGAATAGCTCAATTTTTGTTCGTGGAGACTCTGCTGTTCTTTCTATAGATGGTCAGGGCAATCTTGTTTCAGATGAGTCAATTTCTTCTCACGTTCACTTAACTGGAATTTCTCTTAATCTTGATCAATATGCACCAACAGATATTTTGAAGATGGCTTTTTCTATCGTTAATAATGAAGGAGACAGCCCGCTGACTACAGGAACAAATGAAGCTGTAGATCCAGAAGAGGTTAGGCTAATGGTTGAGTTTGCTTCTGGAGAAACTGGGGCGGTAGAATCAGCAAAGTTTGACGTGGTATTAACAAACGGAGAAGATGACGTTGATTTTTCTTCTAATAGATATTTTGTTGTCAGCAAACAGCTGCAGGAATTGAATAAGACAATTTCTTTCTCTTGGGACGCAGTGACAATTGTAAAGGTTTATTGCTCTGTTTTATTCGGTACTGGTCTTGAACCTTCTTCTAATTATTGGGTAGCGCTTGATGGTATTCGTATTGATAACGTGACAACAGTCAATCCACTGTATGGACTAACTGGCTATACTGTAATTAAAAATGATGACGGAAACACTGTTTCCAAAAGATCGAACACTACCAACTTCGTTGAGTTTAGGTTTGCTTTTGATACAGACATTAACTCTTCAGGCGGCAGCTAATGGCAGACGTTATTAAAAAAGCAGTGGTTGGCTCTTCGCTACTAACTCTTTTGGATTGGGAAGCAGACGGGTATATCGTAAGATATAGAATTAAGTCCGAGAACAAAAATTTAAGTTCCCACTGGTCACCAGTCTATATTATTCCAGTCGATTCCTTCCCACAGGTTCTGGGTAACTATTATGAGGTGCTTAATCAAGAGGGTCAGCCTGATGAAAGAATTACCGTTACTGTAACCTGGGAAGATCTTGTTGATAGACCGCTATATGATGTTTTTGTATCATTTAGGGGAGCAACGGTTTCTAATACTTTTGAATACGATTCTGATAATTTTATTTATCACGGTACAACGTCAGTACATAATTATACTTTTATTAAAGAAACGGGAACAACTTCTTTGCGTATTGTTGTTCAGCCTGCTGCTGACAAAAAACTTATCAAGCAAAACTTCGTCATTTATGACTCCGATCCACAAGATGCTGTTTACGAATCATAGCTCTGTCTGATATAATTATAGAAAAGGAGAACAATGGCAAGAGTACCAGTACCTCAGCAGGGTCAGCCACTTGATGTTGCATACATCGCAACTTTGGCTGAAGCAATAAATCAGCTATCCGAAGAGGGCTCAGCTCTGGCACAGGGCAACAACTTTATTCTTAAAGGAAGGCTGTCAGAGACAGCTTCTTCGTACAAGCTTTATGGCGCTCAGGTTATGGCAGAAGAAATTAATCTTATTGCTGGAACATCTAGCATTGCCGAGCAGACCATTAGCTTTAGCCCATACAATTTTGCTAATCCGCCAATTGTAACTGCTAGCTTGGTAAATCCTTCAGATCCTGAAGCAAATGTTTATGTTAAGAATATTACATCTGGATCTGCTACAATTATTGTTCAGTTTTCTGGATCAGAAAACAACTCGGCAGCAGTAAACGTTATTGCAATTGGGGTTCCTTCTAGTACTTCTTAGGGTGTATCTATGGACAGAGAGGCGTATAACTCTGCCCCGCCAATCACGGGGAATAAAAGAGTTTTCTTTTTAAACGGTGATCTTGTAAGAAAGCATCACATAAATAGGGCAGGCGGAATTATGTCCGTTTATAACATTACTGAAGATAGAATCGAAAGCTGCTTGGTAGCAGACTTTAAGCGCAATCGTGAACGCGCCTACACTGTGAAAGAAACAGCAATACTCGTTAATCGTCATCAAAAGTATTTGCCGACATTGATGAAGAGAGGAACTATTCCATTCCCTACTGGCGCTCAAAAAGGAGGGCATAGGGAGTGGGGAGTAAGGTCATACTATTCAGAATCACAGGTTAGAGAAATAAGAGACATCCTAGCAACTTTTAGCATGGGCAGGCCCAGGAAGGATGGTCTAATAAACAATAATTCAACACCCACAATTCAAGAGTTGAATCGTAGGATGGGAAGTGGTATACTGACTTATACCAAGACAGAAGACGGAAACTTTGTCCCATTGTGGACAGAGTCTATTTAGAAAGGGTATGTAATGGAAAACAGTCAAACTAAGGTGAATGTCACTTTGGGCTACACCATGAACGTTGGCAACTTTCAGTCATTGCGTATTGATATCGGTGTCGAAGATCAACTACGCGATGGCGAGCATGTTCAAGAGGGATTCGATCGAGTGTATAAGTTCGTAGAAGACCAGCTTGGCGAAAAGCTACGAGAAGCAAAATCTGAGATTGCTGAGTAATGGCCACACGACAAGAGCGTATGGCATTACTATCTCGTTATCAAAAGTTGCACACTGCCCACTATCAAGAAAAGCCATCGCTTAACCTTAATACTGAGCAGTGGGCAGCAGACATGCTCATTGAGTCTTACGGACTGCCAATGTGCTATGATATTCTGCACTACTACTTTGACGTAGCTCAACGACCTACGTGGAAGTATTTTGCTAATTATGCAGATAAGATTACTTATGCTAAAGATCAGGTAGAGAGAGACAAGAAAGAACGAGCAGAGCTTAGGAAAAAAGCAAGGACGTGGGTAAATGAGTAACACAGAATCAAAAGTAATTTCGGCGGTATTAGAGGACAAGCAAATTCATGTTTTGCTACAGGCAAACGTAGACAACATTCTCCGCACTCATAATGACATTTGGCAATTTATTCGTAATTACTTTGAGCAAAACTCTTCAGTACCCCCTACATCTTTGGTGGTAGAGAAGTTTAGAGACTTTGAGCCAGTTAAGGATATTGGCGCCACAAAACATCATCTTGATGAGCTGCAGACAGAGTATTTGAATGATTCGCTAAAAGAGATTGTTCGAGTCACTGCTGCTGATTTGCAGTCTGGCAATGGGTCTCATGCCCTAGAAGAAATTCTTAAAAAGACTTCTGAGTTGCAGAAAAATACTGCTGCAATCAAGGATGTCGATGTCACAGACGTGAACTCTGCCCTAGCATACTTCGAAGAGGTTAAGAAGAAACAAGAGATGGGCATTATGGGCATCAAGACTGGGCTATCAGGATTTGATGACTACCTACCTGCAGGCATCTTGCCAGGTCAGCTAGGTGTTTTTCTTGCTTATCCTGGTATTGGTAAGTCATGGCTTTCTCTTTACTTTGCTGTTCAGGCATGGAAGCAGGGTAAGTCACCCCTTATTGTAAGTTTGGAAATGTCGGAGACAGAGGTTCGCAACCGAGTTCTCACCATCATGGGAGAAGGTCTTTGGACACACCGCAAGCTAAGCGCTGGCGAGGTTGAAAGCCAAGATCTTAAAAACTGGTACAGCCAACATTTAGAGGGCAAGCCTAAATTTAACATTGTATCTAATGATGCTGGCGGAGAGATTACCCCATCGGTGTTACGTGCAAAGATTGATCAGTATAAGCCAGACTTTGTTGTTGTTGATTATCTTCAGCTCATGAGTCCAAATCAAAAGTCTGACAACGAGACTGTTCGTATGAAAAATCTTTCTCGTGAACTTAAGCTGATGGCTATTAGTGAAGAGGTTCCGATTATTGCTATTTCTTCAGCGACACCTGATGATGTAACCAAACTAGATACCGTACCAACTTTGGGCCAAACTGCTTGGTCACGTCAGATTGCCTATGACTCTGATTGGGTCATCGCAATGGGTCGGGGTATGAATAGTGATGTTATCGAAGTTGCTTGGAGAAAGAATCGTAATGGCATGATGACAGATTTCTTTGTTCAGGTAGATTTCAATAAGGGTTGGTTTAAATACAAAGAAATTGATGATATTTAGTATAATAGTGGTATGCAAAATCTGCATCACAAACAATTAAAACGGTTTGGTTTGGAAGGCAGCATTTACACTGATTCTGCGATTCCAAGACTTAAGTATGAATATGTATCATTGATTAAAATGGAAATGCGATTTAGTGGATATGTCCCTAGATTAGATATTGACCCAGACTTCACAATAGAATATAATAGCAAAGGATTTTACACATTTGAATTATCACTGTATGGTGTGTTTGTAGGAAAGAGAAGAAGCGAATGGATAATGGGAGTAGACGGAACAAGGGTAGTTCCTATTCAGAAGAACAAGTTAAGAGAGTACTTGTCGGAAGCGGCGTAGATATTGAAAACGACCTGGACGGCGACTTCTTAATCTTTTGTCCTTTTCATGGTAACTTTAGAACGCCCGCTGGAGAGGTAAACAAAGAAAGCGGTATATTCTTCTGCTTCTCGTGTCAGTATACCGCCGATCTGGCTGAGCTGGTAATGAAGCAAACGGGTAGAACATATTTCGAGGCTGTTAGGTTTATCGATAGCAAAGCTTCTGGCAAAAACTTTGAGCAAGAGATTTTTGCTAAGCTGCAGAAAAAGCCAGACTTTGTTCCATTTGACGATGTGTTAATTAAAAGACTAAGCGTTCAGGCTCTTGGCTCATCAAGAGCCATGAACTACTATAGCTTTAGAAAGATTACAGAAGACTCGGTTAAAAAGTTTTCCCTTGGTTACTCTGAAAATCAAGACATGGTCACGATCCCAGTTACCTCACCAGATGGAATGATGCTAGGATTTGTGGGTAGATCTATCGAGGGTAAAGAGTTCAAGAATACCGTCGGTCTGCCTAAGAGCAAAACAATGTTTAATCTAAGTAAAATAAAGACTTCTCGTAAAGTATATGTGGTTGAATCATCATTTGATGCAATCAGACTTGATCAAGTAGGGATGCCAGCAGTCGCCTCATTGGGGGCAAATATATCAAACAAGCAGGTTGACCTTTTGGCCAAATACTTTAACGAAATAAATGTTATTGCTGATAACGATGAAGCTGGTGGCAATATGGCAAAAAGATTGCAGGAGCGTTTACCAGAGCGCGTTTCAGTGATACAATTGGATAAGCAATACAAAGACATCGGTGACATGGATGACGACTCAATCAAAAATCTTGATTATGGGTTTGACAGGTCGATAGCCGCATTGCTACAATAAAAAGAAAAACACAAAGGAGAAAAAATATGACTATTATTAGGGGA